AGGAATTGGCAGAATAGTTGGAAAATGTAAATGTAGCCATTATTATATTTTCTCCTCTTAATGATAATACATTTTAGCCCTTTTGAAAAGCAAAGTTTTTCAAAAAAACCAGAACAGGAATACAGGGTATACCCATTCACCCATAGATATACCTGCCCCAACTTAACAGAAGAGAAAAATGTTTCCCAGCATAAAAAAGTTGCATTAGAAATTTAAAAAGACTATTTAATATTTTTTTAATCGATTTTTAAATTTTATCCGACAATTCTTATAATTTCAAGCATCAATCTGGAGTTTGATTCGATTTCTCGAATGTTATAAATCTTATCATTATTTATGTAGAACTCTCCAGAGAGAGGAGAAACACTAACAAGTGATCTAACGCCATTCAAAAACATATGAGCACCTTGAACATAAATCTCACCATCAAATCCCAAAAGAGGGTTTAGATTTGTCCTAGCGGGGATTGTTGAGTCACCGGTTTCGTATGTATAAATTTCTCTGTATGCTTCCATTGTTTTCTCATTTATTCAATGATTGTTAACACTTCTAAGTACAATCTTGCTCCAGCTTCAATTTCTCTAACGTTGTATATATCGCCACCGATAATATAGAAATCTCCAGTCAGAGGGCTTGCTGTAACAACTTGCCTTAGACCGTTTTGGTATATTGCTGCTGTCTGGACCATTAAAGGATCCCCAGTATAGCCAAATAAAGAAGACAAAGCTGTGTCTGGTGACATATTGGCTGAGGGTTCATATACGTAGACTGTCCAAATGATATCTTGGACTGTAAGTGATCCAGCGGATCCACCAGATGATGGAGAGGAAGAAGGTGAAGATGAAGGAGATGAAGACGGAGTTGAAGGTGAAGAAGGATCGGAATCTAGTCCGCCGCCGTCTTGATACGACTCATTAAGGGCATCAATAACATCTTGTGCCATATTATCAAGAGACATAACACCTTTGCGAGTCTTAATGCATGTTGCTTGAATCTGGAAAAGGTGATCAACTTGTCCAAAAAGTTGACGACCTTCGTTTAAAGAAACAATTTCATAAAAAGAGTTTCCGTATCGAACATAATCACCTTCGCGAACATAAAGGTCTTGATCTTCTGCCAGTCTTCTTTTATGAAAGTTAACTGTGATTTTGTAATCCTTGTCTAGTCCATAATGAGAGGTTGTTGTTTGAATCCCCTCAAACTCAACAAGAGCATGAACTCTTACTGGTCCAAGGAAACTTTTATGAATCGCTTCACCATAGAGAGGATGAAAGTTTGTCCTTTCACGAGAAACTGGAAGATAAAGTATTTGTTGTCCGATGACTCTTTCAATAAGTTCATCATTAACTTGCTTTACAAGATCTCTTTCCGATTTCCCAAGAAACAAGGGAGGAGGAGGATTTGTTGGTCTTGACCATTTGTTATCATTAGACATCTTAATCGTCCTCCCTTATGTCTCCGTATATAACCCTCTCTCTTGGAATCTTAATTTCAACAGCATTCTCGCGAATTGTGAGTTTTGGTTGATTGTCGTTCTTATCTGATCCAAGAAGATATCCGAGAATCTTTAAATTAATTGTTGTCTTAAATGTTCTTTCTTCTTGGTCAAGATTAGCCAAATTGTTATCAAGTGAAAAATCATTTTGGATAAAACCTTCAAACTTATGCCCATCACGATGAATAAAGAAGTTGTTGATCTGGCCAGTTGTTGTCATAAATGGGGTGAATATTTCATTCATTTGTTGCTGGAACTCTGTCTGGATTGTTACAACATAGTTAGCAACAACATAAGTTGGAACAGGCATTGACACTGTTTGATAAACAACTTTCTTGTTTTTATAGGGAAAGTTCATTTGTCCAAACTTTCTTTTTGCTGTAGCGTTTGCAAAGTTTGATGTCTTATCTTGGTTGATTAACCTGGCAACCTCTATTGCGCCGCCTTTTGCATCGTGATATCTTGGTAAGTGAGACCATGCTACACCTTTCATATTTGGATCTTTAACTAAAGAATTTCTCTCTATTGAAATAACAGGAAGTGTGAAAACATTTTTTCTGTTTCTGAGGTCTTTATTGTCTTTGATTTGAAAAGATCTTTCTGGCATTGACCAAATAAGAGGGACTTTTTTCCATCCTTCATTTGTAGTACAGAAAATATCAAGTTCTTCGTTTAACCAATCATAAAGAGCAAAATCAATCGTTTCTACAGTTGACGGCATAAGAGAAACTTCTTTGACATTCGGGTCTTCTGTTTCTCTTTCTTCTCCATAATATGGTCTGTAACCAGCAAATTGTTCTTTTTCACTTGACATATGTTATTTTAACCTTGATAAATATACATTGGCATTTTCTTTTGTATATCCTCGATTGCATTAACCTTCTCGGCATCCGACTTAGCTATCTCTGAGTAAGTCAACTGATCCAAGATTTCCTTAAGCTCGTTTCTAAGCAAGTCTTGCTCTTCCTTTGCTTGGCTCAAAAGCGCATCAGCATTCAAATTTACAGACTCGCCTGGAATTGGTATTGTTGCGAACTTTCCTCTAATTTGCCCAAGTGTTTCTTTAGAGAGAGCAAGAGCAAATCTGCGAATCCATTGCTTGCCGATTGCATTAATATTTTCATATGGAATATTGTCAAACGGAATAGTGTTGACGTTATTGATACCTTCTGTTCCTGTATTATACTCTGGGTTCTCGTCCCAGCTATTTGGGATAACAGAGAACTCGACCCACATGTATTGTTGGTCACTAAATGTATGTGGCATTGGAAATAATCTAAGTTTATTATCTTTCAATTCGAAAGAATAATGAGACAATCTCGTATACAAGTGGTCTTCATAAGCCATAGCTTGCAGTTTATTTTGCCACACTGGAACTATCTCGAATGTTGAGTCATCTGTGTATTGTCCGTAGTGATTTAGGTTTCCTACAACATTTAATCCGCCATAATAGCCAAAGAATCGCCACATTGCTCCTGGAGTTTTGTAAAAGACTTTTTTGATAATAACTCTGTTATCTCCAACAACTCCTTGATATGGAGCGCCAGCACCACCAGCAGGATCGATACCAGTGGCTGATGATTGAGATAAGATAGATTGAAGATCATAATCTTGTTGAAGATTATTCACCTTAAATGAAGCAGAATAAATTGGAATTGTTCCACCGATTCCTGCTTCAAATGAGAATCCATCACCCACGCGGCGGGCATATTCAAACATAGTTCTTGGATATTTGAGATTAACGCCTGAAGGCCCGGTTACTAGTTCGCCGTCTTCGTCAAATGTACCTGTAGCTTGCCCAAGAACATCGGAAAGAATATTCTTAGACTGGTGAAGGTTTATAAGATAACTGTATTCTAAACAGGCTTCTTCATAATTGGCATAAACGTTTGTTGTCTTTAGCTCAATATCGAGGACATCGCCACCGAGTTTCTTGTAAGTGTAGGCAACTTGGTCAACAGCACCAGAGATAAATGCTGATGAGCTTGCATAAATGCCAAAAGGAAGTGAACCGGTAACTTCTGAATAAGTTCCGGTTGGAGCAAGAATAGATTTGCTCATTTGACTAGCGGGAGTAAGAACGGGAAGAGCCATGGGTAAAATTTCTCCTAACACTAAGTAGTGCCTCAAACAACAAAACCCCCCCACAATAAGTGGGAGGGCTGTTGATGACTACGTTACGCTAAGATCAGACGAGATCTTCGATAACGACCAATCCGTACATATCTGGACGGACCATCTTCTTAGCATAGCGTGTCATGACGCCCTTACGAGGTACGAAGTCCTCGGTGCCGAAGATTGTCGGTGTCATTTGGAGTGGAACGTATGGAGCATAGACGTAACCGCTTTCAAGGAAGGAAGCGCCCTTACGACCGCAAAGAACAACGTTTCTTGGGAAGTATGGATCAACGTAAACGTCGAACTTCTTGCTCAAGTTACCAACTCTAACTGCGCCAACGGTGCCGCGTGCGTCTTCGTGAGTGACAGCACCACGGAAACCAGCGGTGAACTCAAGAAGGTTAGCAATCTCTGGAGAGACGACAATGAAGTTAGCGCCACCGCGAAGTGTCTTGCGGTGAATTTGTGCAGAAACATCGTTGATAGTTTCAACAAGTGTCTCATACCACTCGGAGACGTTACCGGTGAAGTCTGGGTAGCCGAGAGATGTTGCATCAAGCGCAGCACCTGTTTCGCGGTTAACGAACTTACCTGGAAGTCTGGACCAGTACAACTTAGCAGCAGTACCACCCTTGACAAGATCTTCAAGGATTTCTTGGTCGATTTCAAGAGCAATGTGCTCAGAAAGAACAGAAGTCAACTCAACTTCTGCGTCAAGGTTGTGGTATGCGTTAAGGTCTTGTGCCAATTCTGGTGTCCACTTAGCCTTGAGCTTCTTAGTCTTCGCTGTGACGGAGACGGAATCAACCTTGATGTCGATCTCTGGGATCGCTGCTTCACTCTCAAGACCCCAAGTATTAGCGCCAACAACTGCACCGAGTGCGGAAGCTGTTACAAGGTTATCGTCGATGACGAAGGAGGCAGTATTAACTGTTGCCATAGAAGCTGTAGCAGCGCCGACATCAGAACCAGTCATAACAACGATAAGATCACCAGCAGCAGCGGTGGTGGCCGCAATATCTTGCGCGTCAGCATCGCGAGTGAGGCGACGAATCATTCCGCCGACGGTGGCGGAGCCGTTTTTGGCTGTGATTGTGACATAATCCTTGATGTTGAACTGTTGACCTGTGAGAGCGGAAAGTGCAACCTTACCGACAGCAACAGCAGTACCAACAAGATCTGGGTCGAAGCGAACAAGACGATCAACAGTGGAACCAGAAGCACCAACAGTACCAGAAGCAATAAGTGTAAATCCTGTTGCTGCGGAACCTGTTGGGGAGGAGTAGCCGTTGTTAAGTGCATAGAAGCTTTGCTCTGCATTGCGACCAGACAAGGATACGCCACCTGTGATTTGAGAACCAACAACGCCGCCACCATAGATGGAATCGCCTGCTTGACCAGCAAGGCGAGCGCTGTTGTGTTGGAAATCAAGGAAGAAAATGAGACCAGATGGGAGGCTCATTGGTTGAACGGAAACAAGGTCGTTTGCGATCAAACCGCCGAAAACACGACGGACAATTGGGAATGCGACGGAAGCAAAACCTTCAACGTCGCCACCAGCCATAGAAGAAGCTTCGCGAAGAAGTTCCTTGGCTTGGTTTTCAAGAAGGGACGCCATACCATGACGAGTTCTTTCGTCTGAGAGACCTTCAAGAAGACCTGTCTTTTCCCACTTGGAGAGAAGAGCAGCACCTTCTTTGGAGAGATCTCTACGAACGATGCCTTCTGTAAGCTTTTCAAGAATAGACATTTTTAATTTCTCCTATAAGATTATTTGTGTGATTTAATTCCGGCCAGAATCTGCATTCTATCCATTGCTGGGCTTCC